CAAGAATTCGTTAAATCAGCTGGCGATCCTGTTTATTTTATGAAAAAATATTGTTGGATTCAACACCCAACAAGAGGTCGCACCCAGTTCAACTTATACCCCTTCCAAGAAAAGGTATTAGGGTTATTAGGTAAACATGATAAATCAGTAATCTTAAAATCAAGACAGCTTGGTATTTCGACACTTTCAGCAGGTATAGCTTTACACATGATGTTATTTCAAAAGGATAAAAATATCCTTGTAATAGCAACAAAACAAGAAACAGCTAAAAACCTAGTAACTAAAGTACGATTTATGTACGATCAGTTACCTAGTTGGTTAAAATTACCTACAATGGAAAATAACCGGCTATCATTACGACTTAAAAATGGGTCTCAAATTAAAGCAGTATCTGCAGCAGGTGATGCTGGTAGATCAGAAGCCATTTCCCTTCTAGTAATTGATGAGGCGGCATTTATTGAAGAGAATAGGATTGAGGAAATTTGGGGTTCAGCACAACAAACACTTGCAACTGGTGGTAGAGCAATTATATTATCTACACCTAATGGTACTGGTAACTGGTTTCACAGACAATGGACTAAAGCACAAGATGGTACTAGTGGTTTTACACCTATTAGATTACCGTGGACTGTACACCCAGAACGAAACCAAGAGTGGAGAGATAAGCAAGATGATGAATTAGGGGATAGAATGGCGGCCCAAGAATGTGACTGTGACTTTACAACCTCTGGTGATACTGTATTTCCCCCCGAAGTACTAAACCATATTGAAGCTACAATGTTAAAAGACCCCCTTGAAAAACGTGGTATAAATCAAAGTTTATGGGTTTGGGAATATCCCGATTACTCAAGACAATATATGGTTGTAGCTGACGTAGCAAGAGGTGACTCTAAAGACTATTCGGCATTTCATATTATTGATATAGAAAACTGTACTCAGGTAGCTGAATTTAAAGAACAAGTACCAACTAAAGACTTTGGTCGAATATTATACAATATAGCAACAGAATATAACAAAGCTCTACTTGTTATAGAAAATGCAAACATTGGTTGGGCTGCAATTCAAGAAGTGATTGATATGGGTTATGAAAACCTATATTACAGTCCTAAAGACGAAAAATTCACTCGTGATGCTGAAGCATATATTGCTAAAGGATATGATTTAATAGATAAATCTAAAATGGTACCTGGTTTTACTATGTCACTTAGAACAAGACCTTTAACAATTGCTAAATTAGATGCATATGTTAAAGAACAAAGCATACAAATCCAATCAAGACGTACATTGGATGAATTAAGAACATTTGTATGGAAAAATGGTAGACCAGAAGCCCAAACAGGGTATAATGATGACCTAATTATGTCCATAGCTACCGCATGTTACGTGCGAGATACTGCGCTTAAATTCGCTCAGCACGGGGTTGACTTAACTAGAGCAATGCTTGCAAATACAAGCAAAGCAAATTACAACCCATTTTTTAGTACTAATAAGATAAATGACCCTAAAAATGCGTATAGAATGAAAATAGGGGGAAAAGATGAAGATTTATCTTGGCTTTTAGATTAGATATTTATACACATATAATAAATTAAGAATATGGCAGATACTAGCTTATTTACACGATTAAGGAGATTATTTTCTAATGACGTTATTATAAGAAACGTTGGAGGAGATTCCCTTAAAATTATGGATACTGATCGTATTCAAAAATATGGGAATTTAGAATCTAATTCACTTTATGATAGGTTTACTAGGTTACATAGACCTGTAGGGTCATCTTTACAATATAATCCAACACTTAATTATTCCTCTATGCGACTTCAGTTGTATAGTGATTATGAAGCTATGGATTATGATTCATTAATTGCTCCCGCACTTGATATTATCTCAGAAGAGGCAACCCTTAAAAATGAATATGGTGACGTTTTAACAATTAAATCATCTAATGAAAACGTTAAAAGAGTACTGCATAACTTATTTTATGATGTATTAAACATAGAATTTAATTTACCATCATGGGTTCGTCAGATGTGTAAATATGGTGATTTCTATTTACACTTACAGATTTCAGAAAAATTTGGTGTATATAATGTATTGCCACTTTCTGTATATCAAGTAGTAAGAGAAGAAGGTATGGATCCCGAAAACCCTTCTTATGTTCAGTTTGTATTAGATCCTAACGGTTTATCTCAAAGCCAAACCTATAGTGCTAGAAGAAGTGACCAAATGAAACTTGAAAATTATGAAGTTGCCCACTTTAGATTACTAGCAGACGCTAACTATCTTCCTTATGGACGTTCATATCTTGAGCCCGCTCGTAAGGTATTTAAACAGCTAATATTAATGGAGGACGCGATGCTTATTCATAGAATTATGCGAGCACCAGAAAAAAGAATATTCTATATGAATGTGGGAGGTATTCCACCAAATGAAATCGACCAATTTATGGAGCGTACAGTTGCTAAAATGAAAAAGACCCCATATGTGGATCAAAACACTGGCGACTACAATTTGAAATTTAATATTCAAAACATGACTGAGGATTTTTATATCCCAGTTAGAGGTAATGATGCATCTACTAAAATTGAAACTACAAAAGGACTTGATTACGATGGTACAACTGATATTGAGTACTTAAAAAATCGAATGTTGGCCGCCCTTAAGATTCCGAAAGCATTTTTAGGGTATGATGAAAACCTTGAAGGCAAATCAACATTAGCTGCTATGGATATTCGTTTTGCCCGTACTATTGAGCGTTTACAAAGAACTATTGTATCTGAGCTCCAAAAAATAGCTTTAGTTCATTTATATACTCAAGGCTTTACAGATGCTGATTTAGTAGATTTTGAATTATCTCTTACAGGCCCTTCAATTGTATTTGAACAAGAAAAAACCGAATTATATAAATCTAAAGTAGAATTAGCTAACTCAATCGCTGATAAAAAAGTATTATCTTCGGATTTTGTATATAAAAATATTTTTAACCTTTCAGACATGGAAATGGAACACGAAAAAAATAGATCTTTAGATGATGCTGCTCGTATATTCCGTTTAAATCAAATAGAAAACGAAGGTAACGATCCAGTAGAAACTGGGGAATCATATGGTACACCACATGACTTAGCAAACTTATATTCAACGAAAAGAGATAAAGCAGTTAAAGATGTTCCCGATGGGTATGATGAAAATGAACCTGGTAGACCAAAAACTAAATTAAGTGATTTTGGTACTGACCAAAGTAATTTTAGTAGAGATCCACTAGGCAAATCTGGTTTAGCAGCCGTAGGGGACGATAGTCCTAATAAAACCAATAATATTTCCCCACTAGCTCTTGAAGAGAATAATAGAATTTTAAAAAGATTATCTTTATCTAGAATGAAAGGAAAAGAACTATTATCCGAAGAAGATTCACCTTCTATGTTAAGTGAAGAAAATATTATAAAAGAATAACTCTTTAATATTTTTTACATATTTATATAAGAATAAATATATTTATTGCATGAAACCTAAGCACTCCAAGTACAAAAATACTGGAATACTATTTGAATTGTTAACTAGACAAATTACGTCTGAAACTATATCAAATAATTCTCCAAAGGCTGTAGGTATCTTAAAAAAGTTTTTTAACCAAAATAGTACTCTTTTAAAAGAGTATCAAATTTATCATGCTTTATTAAATAAAAGATACGATAAAGAAGCTAATGCTACTGTATTAATCGAAACCTTGATAAATGCCCACAATAAATTAAATAAATCTGCCTTAAGAAGGGAAAGATATAATTTGGTTAGAGAAATAAAAGATACATATAATATAGAAGATTTTTTTAAAGCTAAAATCCCTAACTATAAAATATATGCTAGTGTTTTTAATTTATTAGAAAATAAAAACGCTAACCCTATGTCCATTGTGGATTCTAAGGTGGCTATATTAGAACATATTACTAATAAAAATCTCCTTAACAAACCTAAAAAGGAAATTGTTATGGAGGAATATGAAAAATTTGATAAAGAAACTAGAGCATTAACATATAAAATGTTAATGGAAAAGTTTAATGATAAATACTCAAAATTAAAAGATAACCAACGTATCCTTTTAAAAGAATATGTTTATAATGTATCTAACAGCCCCAAACTAAAAAAATTCATTAATAAAGAAATTAATACTGTTAGGGCTGAATTAGAGACTTTATCTGAAAATACTGATCAAGTTACTAAAATAAAACTTACAGAGGTAAAAAATTTAATTAAACCTTTATGCAAAAAATCTTCTGTTCATGATGATAATGTTATTAATCTCTTAAATTATTATGAATTAATTAATGAATTAAAATCCTTAGATTAATGAAAATAGATGAACTTAAAGCCCTTATCCGTGAACTCATCAAGACTGAAATCGATGAAGCAAATACTACCGGTACTGGTACTACTATTAGCACTGGTGGGAGCGAAGCTTATGCTACGCCCCGAGCTTTTAGAGGAAAAGGAAAAAAAGCAAAAAATAGAGGCCTTGAACAAGCAAAGCGTCTCGGATATATACCCGTAAAAAAATAAGTTATGGCAAGAAAAATTAGTGCATTTGATTTTAATAAAAGTGACGTAAGTGTTTCACGTCCAGGAGTACATGCTAAAACTAAGCATAGTAATCACAAACAGTCAAAACATTATAAAAAAACCTATAGAGGACAAGGAAGATGAGCAATTTAATCGTAGATATTATCCCATTAAAAGTTGATAGATTATTAGTAGAATCATCAATCAAAGCTGGAGGTCCATTAATTGTGGAAGGAATTATCCAGAGAGCAGGTGTTAAAAACCATAATGGTCGTATTTATGAAAGACAAATTCTTGAAAGAGAAATGGGTAAATATACTGATGGACCCATTAAAGAAAATAATGCGTTAGGTGAATTAGATCACCCGGATTCTTCTGTTATTAACTTAAATAATGTATCCCATAAAATTAACAAATGTTGGTGGAATGGAAATGATATACATGGTCAAATAGAAATCCTTCCTACTCCCTCAGGTAATATAGCAAAAGCATTATTCCAATCAGGAATCCCTGTTGGCATTTCTTCTAGGGGGATGGGTTCGGTACAAGAAAACTCAGATGGTGTTTTAATGGTTCAAGAAGATTTTGATCTATTATGCTTTGACTTAGTATCTACACCATCAACCCCTGGGGCTACATTAACTCCCCAACAATTAAAGGAAGGTATAGAACACCCTACAGCTAATTACACTAAAATACACAATATTATTCGTGATATTATTTGTGATAATACGGGAGTGTGTAAGTGTTAATCATCACCGAAAAATCCTTTAATAAAATGGTAAATAAAAATGGCTGATGCTAAGGGCCATCCTAATACTACCCAGAATCTATCTGACCATTCCATAGGATATCCTGCTCTAGTAATAGTACCTTCAAGAAAAGCTCCTATAATAACCCCAATTAAAAAGTACATGCATACGGTTTGGGGATCGGTAATGTCATGGATAAATGCTTGTGCTAATATTTCTAGTGGATTCATCATATAAATAGTTTTCCTTAAAGATATGAAAAAATTTTTTGGTTTCCAAATTATTTTTATATTTATTTGGGAAGCATACACTATCTTAAAATAGTGTCCCTGGATTTTAAAAAATAAATCCCTATTAGAGATATTAAAATCTCTATTTCCCGTACATAATTTACTGGAAGCCAATTAAAACTTAAATAACATGGCTAAAGAACTATTAAAAGAGGCTATTGCCGACGCAAAAGCCGTTAGAGAAGTCGCTTTGCAAAACGCTAAAATGGCGTTAGAAGAAGCGTTCGACTCTAAAATTAAAAACATGCTCTCTGCTAAATTAGCTGAAGAGATTGAAGAAGATGTCGAACTCGAAGAGATGTATGATGAAGACGAAAAGTCTGAAGGTATGTCTTACGACGAGGACGATAAAGTAGATGAAATGTCTTATGATGAAGACGATTCAATGGATGAAGTTGACGAAGAAATCAACCTTGATGAACTCATGGCTGAACTCGAAGAAATGTCATACGATGAAGACGATGATATGAAAGAGGGTAAGAAAGACGATGATGACATGAAGGAAGGTAAAAAAGACGACGACGACATGAAAGAAGGTGCCCAACTTGACGAAATGGTAGGTTTAGCCGCTGTTGGTAGCATAATTGCTGCTGCTGGTGGTATTGAAGCTATCTTACAAAAAGGTCGTGCTGGTAAACTTTCTGGTAAAATGGAAGCCGTTTACAAAGCTTTAGAAGGTATGGCTGCCGGTGCTGGCGCTGCCCGTAGAAGCGAAGGTAAAAGCGAAGATGAAACCAATGAGAATATCGACATCGATGCTTTAATTTCCGAAATTGAAGAAGAAATTGAAGAAGGCAAAAAGAAAAAAGATGATGATGACGACATGAAAGAAGGTAAAAAGAAAGACAAAGAAGAAAAGGAAAAAATGAAAGAAGAGCTCGCTGAAGCGCTTTCAACCGTTAATTCTTTAAAATCTACTATCTCTGAAATGAACCTCCTCAACAGCAAACTCCTCTACTGCAACAAACTCTTCAGAGCTAATGCATTGACAGAAGCACAAAAAGTTAAGGTGGTTGACGCCTTAGACAAATCTACTACAACTGGCGAAGCTAAATTGGTATTTGAAACCCTTCAAGAATCATTTAACTTTACAGGTGTAGAAAAGAGAGCAATTAAGGAAGGTTTAGGTCGTGCTTCTAAAGCCGCTGGAACCGCTCCTAAAAAGGTTATAATGGAATCCGCTGACGAGACAGTGTCACGATTCCAAAAACTCGCAAACATTAAACTTTAAACTTAAGAACCTATGAATGTAAATACATTATTAGAAGGATCTAACCCATATAAGCAATACAGCGATGAAGCTGGTAAGCTTGCTAATAAGTGGGAAAGATCTGGTCTTTTAGAGGGTATTGACCTCTCTAATGAGACTGAAAAAACAAATATGGCTGTTCTCCTTGAGAACCAAGCTAAACAGTTAGTCCAAGAGGCTAATAGCTTAGGAGCTTCTGGTGCTGGTACATCTATCACTGCTGGAGGTTCAGAAGCATGGGCTGGTGTCGCTCTTCCACTTGTTAGAAGAGTATTTGGTGAAATCGTAGCTAAGGACCTCGTGTCTGTTCAGCCTATGAACTTACCTTCTGGCCTGATCTTCTACTTAGATTTCCAATATGGCTCAAACCAACCTGGATTCACCGCTGGAGATTCATTATATAATGCAGGAGCTGATGAAGCTACAGACATCCCAAGCGCTGGTGGAACTGGTGGTCTTTATGGTGCTGGTCGTTTCGGTTACTCTATTAACGAAACTTCTTCATTATTAGCCCAAGCTGGTGGTGCTGTAAGCACAACTGCTGCTACTACAGCATCTGCTGAATATGGTGGTATTTTAAACTTTGATACCCAATTCTCCGCTTCTAAAGCAGGTAACTTTGGTGCTCTTGGTGGTAAAAAAGTAGTAACGTTATCTTTCCCAACTGCTTCGTTAGTTGATTTTGATCCTGAAGGTGTAAGAGCATACAGAGTAGCTGCAAGCGCTAACTTACCTGCTGCCAATGTATTCCCTCAATTCACTAGAATAAATGGTGGTCAAATTGAATTTGTAGTAGAACAAACTGCTGCAAATACTACATTAGGTAATGTAACTGTTACTTACCAAAAGGGTCCTGATAACCTCAACGATAGAGGCGACTTTGAAGATACTAAAGGACCAGATGCTGGTATTGGTGATCTTCAGATTCCTTCAATCGATGTTAAGCTCAACAGTGATACTGTTACAGCGAAAACTCGTAAGTTAAAGGCTCAATGGACACCAGAATTCGCTCAAGACCTCAATGCTTATCACAGTATTGATGCTGAGGCAGAATTAACGTCTATCCTTTCTGAATACATCTCAATGGAAATCGATCTTGAAATCCTTGACATGCTTATCAGAAACGCTGATACTACTAAGAGATGGAGTGCTAAAGTTGGCCGTGAAGTAGCTGATACAGGTACAACTGCTGCAGCTGCATTTACAACTGCTGCTAATAATGAGTACTACACTAAGATGTCTTGGTTCCAAACTTTAGGTATCAAGCTTCAGGATGTTAGTAACACTATCCACCAGAAGACTCTTCGCGGTGGCGCTAACTTCATGGTAGTTTCTCCAAAAGTAAGCACAATCCTTGAATCAATTCCTGGATTCGCTGCTGACTCACCTGGTGATTCTAACAAGTACGCAATGGGTGTTCAAAAGATTGGTGCTATTAACTCTAGATACACTGTCTACAAGAACCCATACATGACTGAGAATGTGATCCTTATGGGTTATAAGGGTAACCAGTTCCTCGAAACAGGTGCTGTATTTGCTCCATATATTCCATTAATCATGACTCCACTTGTATATGATCCGATTTCCTTCACTCCACGTAAGGGAATTATGACTCGTTACGCTAAGAAGATGGTTCGCCCAGACTTCTATGGTAAAGTAATCTGTTCAGATCTTAACCTAGTGTAATAAAGTTATCTTTATAAATTGAGAAAGGGCCGCAATTTGCGGCCCTTTTTTATATGTATAATTGAAAAACGTTTTAAAACCATTTATTATGGCTAAACAAAATATTGAAAAAACCCCACCTAAAGGGACAGTTCGCTTTTCTGTCTCCCTTTCAGAAGAGCAAAAGCAAGCAAAGGAAAAAATCCTTCAAACACCTTTTAATTTTATTATTGGTAAAGCAGGAAGTGGTAAAACATTATTAGCAGTTCAAATTGCTTTAGATATGTTTTTTAAACGTATGACTAATAAAATAGTTATTACTCGTCCTACTGTGTCAAATGAAGACAATGGTTTTTTACCGGGTTCATTAGAAGAAAAATTAGAACCATGGTTAGTACCTATTCGTTCTAATATGAGAAAAGTGTATAATAAACCTGATATTTTATCTAAAATGGAAACGGATGAAAGTATAGAATTAGTTTCGCTTACTCATTTTCGTGGTAGAACTTTTGAAAATGCTGTATGCATCATAGATGAATTTCAAAATTTAGATAAACAACAATTAACCATGTGTTTATCTAGGTTAGGTAAAAACTCTACAATGATATTTACAGGAGATAGTCAACAAGTAGATTTAAAATTTAAAAATGATTCTGCAATTCATGAAGTAGCTAAAGTACAAGGATCGCGATTTGTAAATAAAATAGTACTTAAAGAAAACCATAGACATGAAGCACTTGATGAAATATTTGAACTATTAAAAGATTATAGTTAACCCTGCTAAATTTTTTAATATTTATTAAAAAACACTAGTATGGCAACAATTTCTATTTGGCCTGGATCTGCTTCTTTTACTGCTGGTGATACACCTTTTGGATTTTATGATGATGATTCTGAATTTGTTTCAGAAGCACCCCAAGTATCTAAATGGTGTGCCCAACGTTTAGGATACCCTATAGTAGATATAGAATTACAAGGCATCAATTTCTTTACAGCTTTTGAAGAAGCTATAACCACATATGCCCAGTATGTGTACCAATATAAAATTAAAGAAAATATTGGAAATTTAGAAGGAGCTTCTACAGGAAGTAATTTAAATAATCAATATATACAACCAAATCTAGGTAACACTATAGCAATAACAGAACAATATGGTACTGAAGCGGGTACTGGTGGTAATATTAGATATAAAACAGGAAGTATTGCTGTTAGTGCATCACAACAAGTATATAGTTTGGATGACTTATGGACAAATGTTAACGAATCAGGTAATAACATAGAAGTAAAAAGAATTTACCATTATGCGCCCCCCGCTATTACAAGGTATTTTGATCCCTATGCGGGTACAGGTACGGGAATCCAATCATTAATGGAAACCTTTGGATTTGGTAATTATTCTCCTGGTGTAAACTTTATGTTAATGCCCATTTACTATGATGCTTTAAAGATCCAAGCTATTGAATTTAACGATCAAATTCGTAAATCAGCTTACAGTTTTGAACTCATAGATAATAATAGACTAAAATTATTCCCTCGTCCCGCTAGAAATGAAAACTTATATTTTGAATATGTAGTTAAAGAAGAAAGAAACAATCCAATAAGAAATACAGCTACTAATCTGATTACTAATGTTTCTAATGTCCCATATACTAATATATCTTATTCAACTATTAATACTCCTGGCAAACAGTGGGTATTTAGATATACACTAGCTTTATCTAAAGAAATGTTAGCAAATGTACGAGGTAAATATTCACAAATCCCAATTCCGGGTTCTGAAGTTCAAACAAATGCCTCTGAATTAAGAAGTGAGGCTGCTAATGAAAAACAATCATTAATAGAAGAACTTAAATTAATATTAGAAGAATCTTCAAGAACTAAATATCTTGAAAGACAATCACAAGAAGCTCAATTTGCTCAAGATACCTTAACTAAGGTCCCATACCCTATATATATCTACTAATGATTAAATTAAAAGACATATTAAACGAAGAGGTAGTTTTACGTTCTGTAGATGCAGTTTTAGTAACTGATAAAGATATAAACTACACAGATACTATTGATGGTATAAGAGGAGTAAGAAAAATAACTACTGTAAATACTACAACTTCTGATGAATTAGAATCTAAAAATCGTGCTAGAACAGATGGTAAAGAAGTACATACAGTTACTTTAAAATTTATTTCAGGATTAGATCCTAAACAGGATTTAGAATTTTTTAAAACTACAATGCTCCAAAGTAAAAAAGGAGATGCTAATAGACGAATAGATGGATTACGCCATATAATTTTTAAACCAGATACATTAACTAGAATATAATGCCATTATTTGGAGGTGCCAGAGACATATCATTGTTTAGAACAATGAATCGAGAACTGATTAATGATATTATTCAGACCGAAGTTGCCTATTATAAATTTGCTTTAGACCAAACAGACTCAAATATATATAATGAATCTACTAAAAAGTTTTACTATGAACCTATAAGATTATCCTGTTTAATCGAAAAAAATGATCAGGAATGGAATAGTGATGATTTTGGCCCTGACGTAAAACAAATATTTAAATATAGATTTCTTAAAGCTGATTTAAATGACATTAATTTAATCCCAGAAGTAGGAGATTATATATTATTTAATAATGATTTTTGGGAAGTAGATAGCTATATTGAAAACCAATTTTTTACAGGTAAAAAACCCGAATATGCTATATCCGAAGATACCCAAAACTTTGGTGTTTCATTATCTATAATTTTATCTACCCATTTATCAAGAGTAGAAAAATTAAATTTAGTTCCCCTAAGGGGAGGAATATACCCAACTACTCAAATAGCCTCTGGTTCTACCGCTAATCCTATATAAGATGTCTGATAATAGAATAAAACCTGATATATTAAGTAATAATACTCTTTTAAGAAGAAACTTAGAAGCGGGAGCCCCTCCTGAATTTGAAGAATTACCTTTAGATACTGAACGTGATGTAAAAGGTAAAAACCGCCATTTAGAAATTAGAAGAGACCAAGATAATATTCAAACAACTTCTATAACTTTAGAAGATATAGATGAAGCTGTTTATTATTACCTTGATCAGGAATTAAATTTATCTGTAGAAAATAACGGTGAATCCATTAAAGTTCCCATAGTGTACGGAGCCGGTGAAAGGTGGAAGACAGTGCAAGCAGATGGCTATTATCGCGATAAAAACGGCAAAATACAGGTGCCCCTATTAATGTTTAAACGTACTTCTGTTGAAAAAAGAAGAGACATAGGTAATAAATTAGATGGTAATAAACCTAATCTTTATATTACTGAACAAAATAGATATAGTAAAAAAAATGTATATGATAGTTTTAATCTTTTAAATGATATACGACAACCCCAAAGGGAAATATATCAGGTACCTATTCCCGATTATATTTTTGCTAATTATGAAGCTATATTATGGACTGATTTTATGACTCAAAATAATAAATTAGTTGAAGCTATAGAATATGTTTCAGATGCTTACTGGGGTAATAAAGAAAAAAACCTATTTCAAGTTAATGTAGATCAAATTCAAAATATTAATGAATTACAAGTAGGTGAAGATAGATTAGTAAAAGCTAACTTTAGTTTTAAATTAGCAGGATATTTACTCCCTGATACATTTAAAAATGAAACCCAATCTATTAAAAAAGAATTTACTCGTGCGGAAATCAAAATAGGATCTGAAACTGTAATTAATTTAAATGATCTTAATAGTTAATGGCAAAGAACAAAATAATATTTGGCGTAGGTAATATACCTAAGGCAAGTGATTTTGCATTAGGTGAATTAGTCATTAACGTAAATGATCAAAAAGTATTTTCTAAAGATAAACAGAATGTAGTTTTTGAAATAAAAGGAGCATCATCATCTGAATCTACCCCTACAAATGTAAATACAGGTAGCTTTTATATAAGTTCTTCTTTTAATAACAATATAATTACATTTAATCAGGGGGATGGCACCACAGATGCTGTTGATTTAAGTACTTTAACATCTCAGGATAATGATTGGTATATTGATATCTCTAATTCAAGATTAACATCTTCATTAAATATTTTTGTAGAAGGAGATATTACATCTTCCGGAATTATAAGTTCTAGTTTTATAAAACTTACTGATAGATCACTTCCTAGTGCTGAATCCGGTATTATAGTATATTCTTCTTCTAATTTTTATGCTGGAATTGAATAACTATATATTTATACTAGATAAATACAATATAATATGGCAATAAGATTTGGTTCTAGTAAAAGAGAAGAATTGACTACACCTAAATTACAATTTACTAAAGAGGAAGCAAAAATGATACTTTCTTTAATAGGTGAAGGTGAAATTAAAATCAAAAATATACAACCTATATACGATTTAGTATATAGGATTACGGAATTTGTCCAAAAAGATTAATAACACATGGCACAGTTTAGAAAAATATTATTATCTGGATCTAATGTTCACGTCTCTGAAGTAACAGCATCCAATATTCCTCAAGCTACTGATAATAACACAATACTATTTGCTGATAGTAGTGGTGCAGTAAGAACCCTTAATAATTTAACGTATAATGCTTCCCAAACCACAATTGAATTTACTGGTGGTACTTTCAGTGGTAGTTTTAGTGGCGATGGTAGTGGATTAACTGGTGTAACTGCTACATTAGGTAATAGTTTAGCTGACGGTGCTGGTATTGTTGATTTTACTTATAATGGTGGAACCGCAAGAACAGCATCCTTAGATTTACACCCCTCAGGTGGTTTAACATTTTTTGATGGTAACACAGATTCAGGTACATCTACAGGAGCAGGAAAAGATGATTTTAAGTTAGGTTTAACTAGTTCATTAGCGGGTAATGGTTTAGAATTTCCTACTGCTAATGACTATAGTGAAATACAAATCAACCTTAATGGTAATAGTAATAGTACTTCTGGACTTAAACTAGGTTCCAGTGGATTAGCTATATCAGATAACATAGATGGTGATGGTTTAGGTCTTAGCTCAGGTGTATTATCAGTAGATTTAGCTACAAATAGTGGTCTTGCAATTAGTAGTAATAAATTAAAACTTGCTAATACCTTAGATGGTACCGGTTTAAACTTTGCTACAGGAAATACTATATTAAATATTGATAGTAGTGTAGTTGTTGATAATGCTAATACCATTACATTTGCTACAGGTTCTACTAATGTTGTAATAACTGTAACTTCTGATGGTAGTGTTTCAGATGTTACTGCTGGTAAAAGTGCACTCCTTATAGATAACCCAGTGTTATCTATGAACCTTAGTGACACATTAACAGGTAACTTTACTTTTAATGATGATGTAACTATTTCAGGTGATTTATTAGTTGAAGGAGGTGGTAGTGAAGTTAACCTTGAAGTTCAAAACTTAAACATTGCTGATCAATTTATTCTTGTTAATAGTGGTTCAACCTCAGGAGATGGTGGTTTAATAGTCCAAAATGGAAGTGGTACTACAGGCGCGTTCTTATTCTATGATGGATCCCATAATAGATGGGGAGTTTCAAACGATAGCCAAACCATGACAGATACAGGCCATGAAGTTCAGGAAGCAGGTCATGCCGCTGTTGTAACGGTACAACCTACTACAGATGCCGAATCTACTATCCTTGCATCTGACCCACTATTTGGAACTGCTGCTAATAATTCTAGAGTAGGACAAATGGTTATAAAAGTTAACCAATCTACTAATGAAAGTAGTGCTTTTATATACGCATAAAATAATATATCTATAATGGCTAATTGGAAAAGAGTATTAATTTCGGGTTCCCATTTCACTGTTAAAGAACTCAAAATATCAAACATAGGAACCGCCCAAGATGGTGACACTATATTATTTGCAGGTAGTGCTTCTGCTGTGGATAGTGGTTCATTTAAAGCTGAAAGTAAATTTGTATTAGCTGATGGAAAGTTAAGCGCTTCTTATGGTACTAATAGTGGGCAAGAAACTTCTTTTGAAGGAGATGGCTCGGGAATCACAGGAATAGATAGTGCAAACGCCGAAGCTGGTATAAAACATGGAGCAGGTGTTGGTATTATAAATGGATCAAGTAACATAAATACCGAATTTACAGCTAATAATGCAGGTGTATTTACCATTGCCTTAAAAGGAGCTAGTAATTTTCCTACTGTTTATGGAACTGAAATTAACACCCAAACAACTGTTAACTCTAAAAATGCTGGTGTTAATGGTGGTATTTTATTTGCAACTCATAGTGCCCAAAATAAATTAATATTAGACCCGGGTTTACCAGGCAATGGCTTAGAATGGGATCCTGCTTACCTTAATGGAGGTATAGGAAATAAACTCCGAATAGATTTAGATGGTACTAGTAATGGTACTTCAGGTTTAGCTACGGGTTCTAGTGGTTTAACATTATCCTCAAACTTAGATGGTGATGGTATAGACCTTACTAGTGGTGTATTAAAAATAGATTTAGCCAGTAACAGTGGTTTAACTACTAGTGATGGTGTTATGGGTACTGGTGAATTATCATTAGTAAGCAGTTTAGCAGGTACTGGTTTAGTTTTTACTGGTGTAAACGATAGAAGTGTAATCAATATAGATACTTCTGTTGTTGTAACAGACGAAACAATAGATTTTGAACCTAAGGCAGCTTTTGATGGGGGTGTGTTTGCAAATACTATAACACAAGGACAAGGGATAGCAAACCAAACTTATGGTGTTATAGGTGCTAGTACAGATTCTTCTTTTGCCAATGCTGAATTCTCTACTGGTACTGGTACTCAAACATTTATTTCTGATCCAACAGTATTTTTTGATTTATCTACAACCTGGGGTAATGCTGATGCTCCTAGTAATGCTGATTTTTCAATCACAGGTAATGTTACTATTAAAGGTGCACTAACAGTTATTTCATCAAGTAACATTGTTAATGTACAAGTTAGTGATTTTAAAACAAATGATCCCTTTATTCTTTTAAATAGTGGATCTACTGGTACTAGTGAAGCTTTCCAATATAGTAATGGGGGTGTTATTGTTCAAACTTCTAACCCCGCAGGAGGAGCTCATGGTAGTGCCCTATTTTACCAATCAGGGAGTACACATAATGTATGGGGGGTTACTACATCCGATCAAGTAGGATGGAATGACATTCACCCAGGTACAACTAATGGTGATTTATCTGGTACTAGCTTATCAGGTAATACTGAGGCTATCATAGCTACAGTTGCTATCTCTACTGTTGATGACCCTAATGCCTCGTTAACCGAACATAATGTATTTTGGGATAGCGCGGGCCAAGAAAGATTAGGTAGTTGGTATGTAGATACCGATGCAGATCCTGCAGGTGGAGAAAGTAATGTGTGGTTTTACACAGCTTAATTTGGGAATTTAATTTTTCCTTATTACACTAAAAATAAAAAGTTATGGCAAATATAAAATTAGAACCTAATCAAATGGCCTTTTTAGTGGCCGCTTCTAAAAACGCTACTATTCAAGGTAAAGATGCTGTCATAGTAGCTAATATTATTACAACTTTAGAAAAAGAGCTTGAAAAAGCTTCTATTCCCCCTGAAGTAGCCGCTAAGAGAAAACAATCCTAATATATTTATTGTTAAGGATATTATTGGCCTCCGGGAAGTGGGCGGCATTAAGTCGTAACCAACCGTAATAGACAAAACACATGCCGAACTGGAAAAAAGTCTTACTTTCAGGCTCTAAAGCCTCTTTATACGATATTACTTCAAGTAATTTACCTGCTGAAGCTGGTAGCACTAATAATATATTAAGTATAGATGGTTCTGGGCATTTCCAAATAACTACTAGGGGTGATATCGGGGGCAGTGTTTCAGCAGGTACTGGTATATCAGGTACAACTACATTTAATATAGCATTAGATGAAGTTCCAAACCCTGGCTTTGGTGTTGCATCTGACTCAACAAATGTTTTAGATTTAGCAGAAACAGCTTCTCTTAGTAGATCTGGTATTGGTGGTGCTGATAAACTTATTATTGGTGGAGCATCCGCAGGCAGTTATAAAAATATAGAATATATAACTAAAGATTATGATAGCACTAATTTAGGCCATTTATTTAAAGTAGGTAGTGTAACTCATTTAGCATTAGATGAAGTAAGCACTGCACGAAAGGTATCAGTTAACCCTGATGGTAGTGATATAGATTTTGCAGTTTACTCTAATGGCAATTCTACTCCCAACATGTATCTTGAGGGCAGTACCGGTCACGTAGGTGTAGGTACTGATTCACATGTTCTTACTCCAAATACTTTTAATGTTAGTCACACAGGAGCTGACGGTGATGGGGGGATTATGATCATCAGGAATGATACAAGCATTTCTTCTGGTAATTTTTTAGGAGGTATAGGATTTGATGGGCGTGATGGTAATGTTCCTAGCGGTATAACAGAAGCATCAGCATATATAGCAGCTTATGCTCTTCAAAATCACTCCACTACTGAGAAAGGGGGTAGATTAGTATTTGGTGTAAGTAGGAAAGATGATAATGATGATACTACTTCATACGCAGTACTACATGTTCAATACCCTAATACAACTACTAATAATGGAAGAATTGGAATTAATAATGCTGCCCCAAGCTATGCTTTAGATGTATTAGGTAACAGCACAAGCTATGTAGCACGAATTCGAAATGATAATTCGGGTAACAATACAAGTGCTGATGGTTTAAATATTACTATTGACGGGACAAATTCCACAAGTAGAAATTTTATAGGATTTAGGGGTAATAATCAATTTTGTGGGGCTATTAGATCTGCTGGTAATAATAATAGTATAGCTATAACATATAGTTCAGATAAAAATCTGAAAAAAGATATAGTCCCTACTAAATATTCTGTTGATGATTTAATGAAAATTAAAATTAAAGATTTTACATGGAAATCTTCTGGTGAAACAGACACAGGGGTTATAGCCCAAGAACTACATGAAATTTTACCTAAATCTACTTATGCTCCCAAAAAAGATGAACATTGGACTGTTGATTATACTAGCTTAGTTCCCTATCTAATTAAATCTATTCAAGACCAACAAAAAATGATTGAAGATCTTCAACAAGAAATTAAAACCTTAAAACCACAAACCTAATGGGATTAGTATTTTATAGTGGCTCTTTCCTAACAGGATCGGATGAAGATATAAATTATAATTCAGCAATAGAACTTGGATCTATTGGTACATCTGAAATTAATGATGCTATCCAAATTTTAATTAACTCACAATCTTTAGGAACCCTTACCAGTTCTGTTGCTATATACATTACAGGATCTAGTCCTGATCCTTTAGTAGGAATGGGTACTACAAACCCCCTTTCTAACCTTGATATTAGATCTACAACTGGATCTTCTCCAGCAAATTTAATTTTAAGAACTAATGAAGATGGAGTTATCCAGGTGGGGGAAGAAACAGGTAGAATTATATTTGCTATAGAATCTGCTTCATTCTTAGGTACTGGTTTTATAGCAAGCGGGTCTACCTCAGCTATATATTCTGAAGTCATAGGTAGTAATATTAATGGAGCATATGGTGGTTTAATTTTTGAAGTTAATGATAGTAGTAATGTAACTACCCCTATTAAAGCCCTAACTATAGGTTATGGTTTAGGAGCATCTAGTAATGATGTAGGTTTTGTTTTTTCAGGATCAATAAAAAGTACTGCAGGTGCTAATTCTTTATCCTTATTATCTTCTACTAATGATAATACATTAGCCTATCTAGGATTTTCTGGTGTAAGTGATCTCCCAGAACTTGATAGAGGTATGCTTTTGCTAAATGATGATGGTAATACACATGTTCGACTTAATGGTGCAGCCGGATCTACAGATTTTCTAAATACAGGCAATAATGTAGCTATAGGAACAACTACAGCACCCGAAAAATTAACAGTAGAAGGTAGTATAAGTGCTAGTGGCGATATAATTGGTAATATAAATGGTGGATCTTTCTAATGACACAGCAATTTAGAAAAACACCTATAAAATGGGAAAACGCAGATTTTACTTATGATAATAATACATCACCCTTAGGGGAACCATATAAGTGGGAAGATGTTTTCTTATTACAAGAAATTATAGCTGGGGGAGCTTTAGAAGATCCTAAAACTTATTTTGATAAAGAACCTGAAAAGAAAAAGAAATTTATTAAACTACTTTGCAAAGTTAATGGTGAGTTGTACGAAGAAACTAAAGAAGTACAAGAAAGAAAAATTACTGTTAAAGATATTGAACTAGTTGCAAAAGAGGTACTAGGTATTAACGTAAACGTAAACTTATAAGATATGTATAAACTTTATACTGATAAACAAGAAATATTTGAGTGTGATATACAATTAGAAGGTGCTTCACTTTCTAATTCTCTTGCTAGATTAATTGTAGCAACTAAAGACCTATCATTACTATTTGAAGGAGAAATTAACTCTAGAGGAAAATGCATAATTCCCATTAAAAAATTAAAAGGACTATTACAAGAAAACAGTTCTGGTAATATTAAATTAGAAGTAATAGCTGAAGATACTTATTTTACCCCTTGGGAATCTACATTTGAAGTGGATGCCTCAAGAAAAATACAAGTCGAAGTTAAATCCCAATCAGGTACTGTTATTACAGAAGATAATAAACCTAAGATTAAAGTAGCTAACATTAAAGAAACAAAACAAGTTACTACTAATGATAAAAAACACGTTTATAATATACTGAAATTGCTTGTTAAGGAAGATATTAAACTTGACAATGTAAACTTTAGAAAGAATAAATTAAACCATATAGTTGCTACCTACTTATCTGAAAATACAATAAAAGAATCCCAAAAAGATAAAATTATTGAAGGAGTAATTACTGGTCTATCTAAATTAAAGTGATTAAAAAATGGCTGGACCCTTTAATTTTACTGGGAACAATATACAAGACACTTATCAGAGAATAGTCCAAACAGATGGTACTAGTTTCTTTGATGGAACGGGTTCTGCAGTAAATTTTGGTTCATCCTTTACGGCCGCTGGGATATCTGGTTCATCTAATGAGTTATCTTCGTCTATATCAAATAGAGTAACAACTTTAGAAACTGCTGGATCTAGTGGGGATACATTTCCTTTTACAGGTAGTGCCGAGATTTCAGGTAGTCTAAAAGTAATTGGATCTCTTACTATTACAGGTTCTCAACTTATTACAGATGATATTACTTCTAGTGGAACATTACGCGCACGTGTTAAGTCTTTTGATATAGAACACCCCACTAAAATTGGTAAAAGACTTGTGTATGGCGCATTAGAGGGTCCTGAGCATGGGGTATACTGTAGGGGGAGAGCGAATGTATTAAAAGTAAAATTACCGCCCGAATGGAGCAAATTAATTGTGCCCTCAACAATAACTGTACAAATATCTTCCGTAGGGAAATTTCAACCTATTTATTTTGAAAAATTTATAAGTAATTGGTTATATTTTGGTTGTGACTCAGATGATATTATTGAATATGATTTCTTTTGGGAAGTTAAAGGTGCTAGAGCAGATGTACCTAAACTTAAAACAACTCAATAAAATATTTATAACCAAATACTATATTGCCTTTATATAATAGAAATATAATTATAGAACCCGCAAGCGGATCCATCATATTTAGTGGGTCTGCGGGGGCATTTATTTCTGAAATTATTGTAAATGATAGTGGAAGTATATCTCTTAACATCACAGAAAGTGGAAAATTTTCTATTACGGGATCAACAGATATTACTGGGTCATTAAATGTATCAGGAACCCTTTCTACTGATAACATAATACTAAGGGGAAACCTTGACCTTGGGGGATTTTAAATATGTATATTAGAATAATCAAATAGACAACATGGCTCAAACAATTCAGTTAAAAAGAGGTGGCGTAGGCTCTCTATCATCTACAGTAACCGCAAATATAGGTGAGGTTTTAATTGTCACTGGTTCTAGTGGTAATTTAACAGGACCATTTTTAGTTGTTGGTATAGGTGAAACTTCGGCTAGCTTAGTTAACCCCGTACAATTAGGAACAACAGTTCCTACATTAGATTCAAATAATAAACAACTAAATGGTACTTTATTTTATGATACTGATGATAACAAATTATATAGATTAGATAGTAGTGGTAATACTGAAATTACCCTAGGTACTTTACAAAATGAAGCACGATTTGCTCTTACAGGTAGTACTAACCTATTCAAAGATTCACAAATAATTACAGGTAGTACATTATTGGGGTCACCTGATACTGCTCCTACGGAAATTAGAGGAGCTTCTTCTACAAATAATAATTATGCTTTAATTGTTAGCCAATCTGCTTATTTTAGTAACCATAATGTTGGTCACCCAAATAATTTAGCTTGGCAATCTAATTTAGCAGGTTCTATATTTAATAATTATGATGCTAATACTGATGTAGCAGAAATTTTAAGAACATTCGCAGGACTTATTAGTTCTTCTAATAGTGCTTTAGTTGCTTCTCCTACTGCTTTAGCTACTAAATACACGGGGTATAATAGCGAAGCTGAATCACTGCCTACTGATAGTAGCGATTTTGATAGTGTATACCTTCCTGTAGGGTTTACTGAAGAAAATGCTGCTTACTTAAATCTAAAGGGATTTAATGGAGGCGCAGGTACAAGTATGTTTAGTGAGGTAGCTGCTTCAAATAGACGCACAGGAGTTACAACAGGTAATTATGGGGTTAGAATAGATTTATTAGGGGGTGGCGTTGCCGATACTGAATTTGATGCGGGGTCTAATAGTGATAACTTTACTGTATTCGCTAAAGTAACTCAAAGTTTTAGTGATACACAAAGTGAGAATGATCCAAGCCCCGCTAGTAATACATTTAATACTCAATCTAGATTTGAATTTACCTTAACCCCGGGGGCCGCTGGTGTAGTAGTACAGGGGGGGCCTAGTAATACTATTGATTTAGAAACAATAGCGACGGGTAACCCAACAGTTATTCCACCTCAGTTTAAAAAGGCTAATGGTGCTAATATACCTTTACAAACATCTTTAAGATATAAAGCTTCTAGTGAAGATTTTACAGACATTTCCTCAAGTGGATACTACAAATACCAAGGTATATTAGCAGGTGTAGCCACAGGTAGTACCCAAACAGAAGCTGAAGTTATTTTTGGTAGCTTACAAAGCCCTGGATCCCAAACCAATGTAAATACATCTATATTTCAATCTCCACTACAAATTAGTGATATAACAGATACTGCAGTTTCTAATGTTACAAAATTTACTTCTTCAAGTTTTACTTCTAGAAGCTTATCAGGTGCCCCATACTTGAATGGAGCTACTTATAGTGCAGAAGTTACAGCTAGTAATTTATTTAAACCCCTATATAGAAACAACACTACATTATTAGATGGTTCAATTACTAGTACTACTTTAACTTTTGCGGGCGACTCAACACAAATAATTACTATTCAGTCAGATGGCGATGTAGCTGGAGCTAATAGGGTATATGATGGTAATACCGCTAGAGCAATTAATGATAACCCGGGTATAGATGATACTGGTAGAATAGCAGAAACCTATAGCTTTGGTGCTAGTGATGCTAATGAAACTAATATCCTAGAAGGATCAAGCTATAGTGATAGTACATTTACATACAGAATTACATCTCGTAATTTCACTGACAGTACTACAAATGATGATACTAATATAAATTATCACACAGCGGGAGCCTTTGGCCAACCTGTAGCTAGTGGTTCTCTAGCATACTTCATTTCAGATGATGGTGGTGCTGGTGGGGCTACAAATACTAGCGAAACCTTTAAAGGTGAAGTTTATAGAAGAACAATTAGTAATTCAACTACTTTAACAACAGCATTTAATTCAAGTTCAAGATTAACATTAGGAGATGGTGGTGACTTACAAGTTAAACCTGGTTTCCTTGTTAATCCAGAACATAACGGTACTGCTGTAAGTAATGCAGGTGCTGGTTATTGGTACCCTACAGATGGATTTAACCAGGCCCATTATAAGTGGTTCTTAAGAGAAGTTGACACTGGAGCAAGTAGTAATAAAAGTACTCTAACATTAAATTTTGACCCAGATAGCAGCAGTGATTTTGTTACTTGGGATACTACCACTAATAACAAAATTTCAATCGGTGTTATTTTCCAAGCACAAAACTCTGATATATTTGATGCTGTTAAAGGTAATGGTACTTATGGAGGTAGTTTAAATGCACAATCAACAGGAAATAATAACCCATTTAGCGATAATATAGATGTTATAGGTGATTTTACATCATTTACAAATTCAAGTGGTACATTAACTTTAGGATTAAATAACTCTATAGGACAAACTATTAACGCTTCAAACCCTAAAATTTGGATATTAATTAGATATAAAGGAGCCCCTGCTTCTACATTAACTGGATTTACAGTATCCACATCGTAATACAGAAACTATAAGATATGGCATATAACTCACCCAATAGATCAGAAAGATTATTACAAGGTAGAAGATTTACTACTAATGATCTTACATTAACTCAAGAAGCATTTACAGATGTATTTGATTTAGGGGCTAATGAAATATTTACAGATGACGGGTTAATCCCTACGGGAAGTAGCCAACTACCTTATAGTGGTTCTAGTCAAGATGGGTTAATAATTTCAGCTAGTTTAGTAGATCCTACTACTTACACAGAGGGAAGTGCTGATGATCTAGCAATTGTAAAATTCCACCATAGAAAAAAACTCAAGGGAGCTGCTGACGGGCAAAGGGAAGTTTATTATTTTACTACTGATGATCCTGATGCCCATGATGATTATGTAACTTCTGACCAAATTATAGAAGCGGACCAACAAACTAATTTTGTATCCCCCAAGTATATAATACCTGGACACGCTTCTAGAAATGCTGAATCTTTAACCCCTGGTTATAAGGTAGCAATTTCTTATGGTAATGATGAAAACAACGTTACTGCCGCTACAGATGACCAATTTGTATTTGATTATAAAACAGGTGTTCTTACCTGGGTAGGTACTCCTCCACATGATGGAAATGATTTTGTATTTGCTACTGCTTATCAATATGTTGGTAGAACATTAAGAACCCAAATAGATGATGGTACATTAGGAGGATCAGGATTCCCTTTTAGTGGTAGTGCCGTAATTACAGGTTCATTAATTGTATCAGGAGCTACTAGCACAGATGTAGTAGATTTTACTAATGTATCCGTTATTAGTGGTTCTACTTTTAGTGGTAGTTTTGTAGGTAATGGTAGTGACTTAACAGGAGTAACAGTTGATGCTAGTACAGTTACCTTAGGGGGTGTATTAGGGGGAACTGCAAATGCTGCTACTTTTACAAATAATGTACTTTCAGGTAGTGGAGCAAATAATCAAGTTGCTATTTTTAATGGGGCAAGTGAATTAGATGGTTCATCCAATTTAACGTTTAATGGTAATACATTAACAGCGGCCACCGCTTCTATTACCCAAAATCTAACAGTTGGTAAAAATTTAACAGTTACAGGTGATTTAACTGTTAGTGGTACTACAACAACTATTAATTCAACTGAAGTTGAAATTGGAGATAGAATTATAGTACTAAATGCTGCCTTAGGAGGTGGATCAGGTAATGCCGGTATTAATGTTCATGTAAGCGCATCGGATGGTAACCCTACTGCCCATACAGGTAGTTTCTTATGGGATGATGATGAAAAATATTGGAAAGGAGGCGAATTAGGATCTGAAGCTAAATTCTTAAGAGAAACTGGAGATGGTATTATTAGTGGTTCAGCCCAATTACCTAGTATTGCCGCTTTAAATACATTCAGTGGTTCTGCCAATACAAGTATTGCAGCTCTTAATACCAAAACAGGTTCTTTAGACTCAGATATTAGTACAATTAACACCAGCATAACTTCTCTTAACGCCAAGACTGGTTCTTTGGATTCTAATATTAGTACTATTAATACTAGCATTACTGCTTTAAACACAGAAACAGGCTCTATTAATACTAAAATTACTGCTTTAAACACTAAGACAGGCTCTTTAGACTCAGATATTAGTACTATAAACACTAGTGTAACTGCCCTTAATACCAAAACAGGTTCTTTAGACTCAGATATTAGTACCATAAATACTATTATAACCGCTCTTAATACTGAAACAGGTTCTATTAATGCTAGTATAGCCGCCCTTAACACCAAAACAGGTTCCTTAGATTCTAGTATTAGTAATATAAACACTAGTGTTACTGCTTTAAACACTAAGACGGGCTCTTTAGATAGCGATATTAGCACAATTAACACTATTATAACTGCTCTTAATACCGAAACTGGCTCTATAAATACTAGTATAACTGCCCTTAACACTAAGACAGGTTCACTTGACAGTGATATTAGCACAATTAATACTAGTGTAACCGCCCTTAATACTAAAACTGGTTCTTTAGATACTGAACAATCAACCCAAAATAGCAGATTATCTAGTATAGAAACTAAAACAGGTTCCTTAGATTCTGATATTAGTAATATAAACACTAGTGTTACTGCCTTAAATACATTTACAGGATCGGCAGCCACCTTTACTAATTATACGGAAAATCACGTAGCAGTATTTACTGCAACTACTGGACAAGTAGAAGGATCTGCTAATTTAACCTTTAATGGTACTTTATTAACAGCAGCAACTGCTTCTATTAGCCAAAATTTAACTGTTGGAGGTGATTTAACAGTAAATGGTACTACTACAACAGTTAACTCAACTGAAGTCGAGATCGGTGATAATATTATAATATTAAATAGTGCTACAGCCGCAGCAAATGCCGGTATCTATGTATTTGATCAAGATAGTGCAGGTGTAACAGGATCACTATTATATAAATACGATTCTAACTACTGGATGGCGGGTGAAAAAGATTCAGAAAAAAGAATTGCTTTATTTAATGCTGCTAACCCTACAAATAGTGGTTTTATTCATTTAGATGACTCAGATAATATAGTTTCAGTAGCATCGGGTTCAACTGTTGGTGCTTTCCTCCAGAAAACCGCCGATGGGTTTGCAGTATCCGCTGTAATTGACGGAGGTACCTACTAAGACTACATATATATTTCTTTTAAAGAGCTCCAAGGTTTCTTGGGGCTCTTACTATGTATACTTGTAGTATATACTACCTTAAAATATAGACCATATATATGGCACAAGTAGTTAAATTAAAACGCAGTTCAGTTGTTGGGAAAGTCCCTACAACTTCTAACCTAGAGTTAGGAGAATTATCTATCAACACACATGATGGTAGAATATTTTTTGAAAAGAACAATGGTTCTGATTCTATTGAACATATTATAACTACTAATAGCCAAACAACTGGTAGTATAGAGATAGTAGGCAACATTACAGCCTCGGGCAATATAAGTTCCAGTGGCACTATACATACTAGTAACATAGAATCAGATAGTAATTTAATAATTACTAGTAGTAATCTTACTTTAGGGACTAATCAAAATATAACTATAGTTCCTAAAGGTAACACTACTCCTATTACTATAAACCACCCTATGTCTAGTATAAATAACAATAGAGGTGTTATTAAATATAAAAATGACGATGTAGCTTCACATTATATCAGTGATCAATATCTATTATCCCAAAGTAATACTTTAGGGGTTTATAAAGGAGTGGGTGTGGCTACAATATCGGCTTCTATAGGATCTGCTTTTACACAAGATGTAGCCGATTTTGCTACTTCATTTGTAGCAGTTCATATGAATTATAATGCTGTAGGTGCACAAGGTGGATATGTAGAAACGGGCGAATTTCATATAGCTTATAATCAATCGGGAAATTCATATAACCATCAGCCTAAAGTACTTTTAGCTAAAAATACAAGCCAAACTATTTTAAACTTAACATCTTCAGCTGCATATTGTAATGTCTCGGCCCAAATAAATCCTGCTTTTGGGCCTGTAGAAATTATGTATGAATTTACTGCGTTTACACAAGGAATAATATAATGCCAAGTAATACACTCATATTAGGTAGTTTAGCATCATCAGGCTCACTATATACACAGGATAGTTTACTATTTGGTAAATTTAGTGATGCTACTGACTTTGAAGTTGATTCATTTATTGATAATACTAGTGGATCATTAAGTTTTGACTTTAATAATAATAAATTTAGTTTTAATAAACCTGTTAGCGCAAGTTTATTTATAGGAACCATTAATGGAGGCTCATTTTAATCAATATGTATATATAAGATATGTCAAATAGTACAATAAAATTAAAAAGCAGTGCTACTGCTGGAAATACACCATCTTCACTAGAAACAGGTGAATTTGCAATTAATATTGCTGATGGTAATTTATTTTATGGTAGTGCATCTGCTGTAAAACAAGATTTAGTATTAGAAACCCTAACAGTTAAGGGATCATTAACCGCAGAAAATTATATAGTTTCATCTTCGGTCACCCATATGACACAGTCATTTAGTAGTGGTTCTACTATTTTTGGTGATAGTATAGATGATACCCATTTATTTACAGGCAGCTTAAAATTAACGGGTAGTACAGAAATTATAGGAGGAGTATTATCAATTCCAGGATTTGCTAATGTATCATCATCACTTGCCGCAGCATCCGCTGGTGGGATAAGTGCCGTAGTAGACGATACTTCCCCACAATTAGGGGGTGATTTAGATGCAAACGGAAAAAATATAGGGTTTGGAGACAATGATTCGGCTTCATTTGGTGCTGCAGGTGATTTAAAAATCTACCACGATGGTAGTGATAGTTTTATTAAGGATACGGGAACTGGAGATTTAAAAATACATGCAAGCACACTTAAAATATCAGATGCTGATGGTTCCCCCGATTTTATAACAGTATCTAATAGTTCATTCAATTTAAGGCCAGCAAATGGTATAATCAATATAAGCAATAATAAAATAGGAAATGGTACTGATGAAGAATATATTGAATTTAGTGCTACTGATATTGATTTCCATGTTGAAGATACCCAACGTTTAAGAGTTGGTGATGGGTTTGTTGCGGTTAGTGGTAGTTTTAACACAACGGGTAGTGTCGATATAAATGGTACCTTATCAATTCCAGGATTTGCTAATGTATCATCATCACTTGCCGCAGCATCCGCTGGTGGCGATAACCTAGGTAACCATACTGCTACCCAAGATTTAAATATGGGTGGTAATGCTATTACTAGTGTTGGTAACGTTGATGGTGTAGATGTATCAACATTAAATAGTAGTTTTAATACTCTTGAAGGTAAAACATTAGTTTCAGGCTCGGCCCAAACAGTAGCCAATTTAGATACTCAGAATGTTGTTGTAGGATCATTAAATATAAAATCAGAGATTACTGATAGTTTTAGAATCCAAAATTCAGGTGGTACTACTACTTATGTTAATTTTTCCCCACAAGGAGGTTTAGAAGTAGATTTAGGAGGAACAGGAAATAGTATAAGTGCTAGTCAAGATATTAAAACCCATGGTGATTTTATAGGTGCAAATACTCATATAAGACTTACTAACCCTGATGGGGGTGGTGGTAGTGGATTATACTTAAGTAGTAGTGGAGATTTACAAGGTAGTAGTTTTAAAATATTTGCAGGAGATATAGGAGGTGTAGGTCAGGGAACTTTATTAACAGTTGATGACGCAAATGAACAAATTACTACTAGTAAAGCTTTAGGTGTTACAGGAAACATAACGGTTACAGGAACTGTTGATGGTAGAGATGTAGCAGCTGATGGTATTAAATTAGATGGAATAACAGCAGCAGGAATTTCAGGTTC